GCGCCGTTCGTTGTGTCCTTTTGTCCATGCTTAACACGTGCCTCACGTGTGGCGCTTATAATAGCACCCTCATGTGTGTGTAGCGTGGTGCGTAGTTGCGTTGTTGCGTTGTGTGTTTGTCGTTGTTTCATGGTGCAATACTAGGGCTTTCTTTTTGTTCGGCAATGGCTTTTTGAAAATATTTTCATCGATTTTATCTATAGGCTCTATAGATTTTCTCTATATCCCAATGTTTATAAGGGTTACAGAAGGGCAAAGGGGATAAATTTTTTTTGAGTAGATGGGGATAAAGGGGGGAGAAAACACTTAGTGTCCAAATGACACTTACTACTTAGTGTCCAAATGACACTTACTACTTAGTGTAGTTATGACACTAACTACTTATTGTACTTTTTACCATAAGTAAGGAGATTACTTAGTGTCCAAATGACACTAACCTTATTGTACTTTATACAATAACTAATTGAGCTCACTTATTGTACTTTTTACAATAACTAAGCAAAGACTTATTGTACTTTTTACCATAACTAAATACTTATTGTACTTTGTACCATAAGTAATTCATTTGTGCGTGCGCGTAGGCGCGTATGTATGCGCGCGCGTATGTGCGTGCGTGCGCGTAGGCGCGTGACAGGTACTTATTGTACTTTGTACCATAACTACTTATTGTACTTTGTACCAAAAGGTCAAAAATCTTGACTGCGCTTAACGAAATGCACCCCCCACCCCCTAAAAATAAAGGCGTTTCCACATCGGGCACGTTCGCTCAGAACCTATATATCACCCAAAACCTCTATGTATCTAATCACTATATTTGCATAAACTAATACCTTATATTATGATGATGAAAAAAGAGATGTTGGCTAGCATGGTTAATAGACCGATTAGCAATGGTGTCACGGGCATTCAAGCGGCTGTTGCAGCCAAGAAGATGCGCAAGCGTGAGGAGAAGATTTCGATGATGGTTGAGGCCGATGTAAGAGCAGAGATGCGCGAGCAAATGAACGAGTACATGATGGGCAGTTCATGTCGATAATTTTTCAGAGTTTCAGAGAAAGGGGCTCAAAAGGCCCCTTTTTTCGTTTATACTAATTTTTAATATTAGTATCTAACTAGAATTGAATGTACGATAATTGACATAGAAATGTCTTTTTTATGTTATTTAACTTATTGATTATTAATTAGTTGTCGAAAATGTCGATTTTAAATCTAACTTAGATTAAAAAAAAATAATAAAAGGAGGTAATAAAATATATATATATATAGGGAATGCTAATTTTGACATAGCCTAAATCAGATCCTAATATGAATAAATTCATATTGGTATTTGGTTTATCTTTGTGGTATTGTTTAACCCATTAATTTTTTAAAGATGGAAAAGTTTATTTCGGTTCCGGTAACGGGACAGCCTAATCAGTTGATTAGAGCAACAGATGTTGCAATGGTATCTGCGGGTACGGGTGCTACCAACAACACAGCTACTGCAACTACAACTGTGATCACGTACACTACGGGTCGTGCTATCACGTTGACGCATGCTGCGCAGGTGGCTTATGACATGCGTACTGCTATCCAAGATGCTTTGGCTACTGCCTTGGCTACTTCTTGGACGAATGTGGCGTTTGTTGTGGAGGTACCACGTGCTATCAGTGCTGTTACAATTGCGTAATTGTGCTTAGCTAAAATTAGAGCCATTCTTTCGGGGATGGCTTTTTTTTGTTATACCATTTTTTAAATGGTATCGACATTGAGTAGTAACAAATATTTGTATATTTGTGACCAATTAAATTTAATCTATGGAGAATTTAGGATACTCACCCAAGGACATCCGTTTTGGTGATCAGGGAAGAGAGAGGCTCATCAGTGGCATTCAGAAGATTGCCGGGGCTGTAAAGAGCACATTAGGCCCGAGGGGCAACACGGTGTTAATTGAATCACCGAATCACACAGGAAGTATTATTGTCACCAAGGATGGTGTCACAGTGGCTAAAGCTGTTGACTTGTTGGACCCGGTGGAGAACCTTGCGGTCAAGATGATGAAAGAGGCGGCGGACAAGACTGCCACCCATGCGGGAGACGGTACCACTACGGCAATTGTGTTGACAGAGGCTTTGGTTTTGAACGGTGACAACATCATCACTCCTGAGCTGAACCGCATACAGGTGTTACGTCACATGACTGAGCTGAGTGATGAGATTGTTGAGAGTTTAAAGAAGAAGAAGAAGAAGGTGACCAAGAAGATGTTGGGTGATGTTGCGACAATCTCAGCCAACAATGACAAGGTGATTGGTGGTATCATTGCGAGGGTGTACAATGAGATTGGCACCAATGGCATTGTGACCGTTGAGAAGTCACAGACCAATGAGACATATGCTGAGAGCACGCATGGCTTCAAGGTACAGCGCGGGTACTACTCGCAGTATTTCATCAATGACCACAAGCGTGATGAGTGTGTGTTTGAGGATGTGATGGTGTTGGTATGTGACGCTGAGATTCATAACATCTTGCAGTTGGAGAATATATTGAAGCCAATCATCCAAGAGGGCAAGCGCCTGTTGATCATCGCGCCATGCGCAGGTGGTGTCATCAACACATTGGCTGCCAATGTCGCAAAGGGTAACCTCAAGGTGTGTGCAATTGAGCCGCCGAGCTTTGGGTACAAGAAGCATGAGCTGATGAGTGACATTGCCCTAGCAGTAGGTGCGAAGTATTTTAGTGAGAAGACGGGTGATGATTTGAGCCTGATGACATATGCTGACCTTGGTCACGCTGCCAAGATTATTGTTGACTCGCAGAACACTGTGATCATCAACTCACCGGCGCGTACTGACGAGGAGGCTGTCGCTGAGCGAGTGGCCCAATTATGGGCAGCGCATGCTGAGGCGACTAAGAAGCATGACAAAGACTTCATCTTGTCGCGTATCGCCTCACTCACGGGTGGTGTTGGTGTCATCTACGTAGGTGGCGCCACTGACATTGAGCAGAAGGAGCTGTATGACCGTGTTGATGACGCGGTGTGTGCAGTACGCTCAGCCTTGGAGGAGGGCATCTTGCCGGGAGCGGGCAAGGCACTACTTGACGAGTCATTGGCATTACTCCCACTAGACACTCAGAGCGCTGAGCGCAGGGCTGCCACTGAGATACTTATTCATGCCATTGCGACACCAAGTGCGCAGATACTCATCAACGCGGGTATTGACCCGAATGTCATCTACAAGAATGTGAAGGTGGCTGACAATGGGTATGGCTACAATGTGAAGACAGGTGAGTGGGGTGACCTCATTGAGATGGGAGTAATTGACCCGTTCAAGGTGACACGCAGTGCACTGCAGAACGCAGTGAGTGTGGCTACGACAATTTTATCAACTGACGCTATTATCACAATGGCGCGAACATATCAGGCACAATGATAGCTATCGGCAAACATTTGATTATTGAGACAATTGAGAAGGAGGTCAAGACTGAGTCAGGCCTCCTCTTAAGTGCGCATGACGCGAATGACTTTCGCTACAAGATGGGGCGTGTTGTGGCTCCGGGCACTGACGTGGCAAACATCAAGGCCGGTGATGAGATCTACTATGACAAGGCGGGCTCGTACACTATGGTGATTGGTGACAAGCCGTACACCATCATTCAGGAGCGTGACGTTGTTGTTGTAGTTGGCGAATAGAGTCATTGAGCTGTAGGACAGCTCCTCTCATGACAGCATCACGGTAGCGCTTATTCTTTTTGAACAGTGGGTTGTGTTTGTATGTCTCTGAGATGAGTTCTTCACCACTTAGGTATTTATAGATTTTATTGACCATTCGTTTGGCTTTATAGGAGAGTTTGTACAAGGCTCTCCTTTTTGTATGTGGGTCATACTTGCGGAACGACTCAATAAACCCTTGCGACTGCAATCTCTTAAATCGCTTTGAGTCCCAACCGACTAGGCGTGTAAACTCTGCGAACTTGTCTTTGTTGAAGTAAACCTCTGAGTAGAGGAAGAGAATCATATCAAGATCAGCTTGGTTCAGCTCATACTTTATCTTCACATATTGGCGTATCACTCGCCAATACTTTAGGTAATCATCCATGTTATTAAATTTTATTAAATTTGTTGTACAAAATTAGCAATAATGGCTGAAGAAAATAAAAATCCTCTCTCTTCTGAGAAGACAGCGTCACTAAAAACTGACCTGATGGCATTAAATGTGAAGAATGCACAGGCTTTGAAGGTTATGGATGCGAAATATGCCGTAAAAAACCAAGTTGGTCGCAAACAACGCAAGCAAGCAGGCACTTCACGCAAGAGTGGCCTCGCTCAGTTGGGTAGCGCGACAAGTATTGACCTGCCGCAAGGCTATATAAGACCTAAAAATGGCTGATAAGAGCAAAATGAAGTGCAATGTGCCTGTTCCTTCTGATAGGGCAGGTAAAAAACGCATGGTAAAAGCCTGTGATAACGGTAAAGAGAAGTTATTGCATTTTGGTGCTAAAGGATATAAGTCGAATTATTCAGCAGCAGCAAGAAAAAACTTCCGTTCACGCCATAGTTGCGATACAGCTACTGATAAATTAACACCACGCTATTGGGCCTGCAAGAATTTATGGTCTCCGGGAAGCACTAAATACCTTAAGGGTAAGTAATGAAGGACGCCTGCTACAAAAAGGTCAAGGCATCATATGATGTGTTCCCCTCAGCAAGGGCCTCACAGGCAATTGCTAAATGCCGTAAGGCCTCAGGCAATGTAAAGAAGACTGAGAAGGGAGCTAGTCTTAAGAGATGGGAGAAAGAGAAGTGGGTTGACACGCGCACAGGTAAGGCCTGTGGTGCAGGTGGTAGCAATGAGTACTGTCGACCATCAAAGAGGGTATCTGCAAAGACTCCTGTCACAAAGAGTGAGATGAGCCCATCAAAGCTTGCGGCCAAGAAGGCTGAGAAGTCAAGAGTTGGTATGGGTAGAAGAGTAAGTAACGTCAAAAAATAAATAATTATGAAAAAGCAAGGATTTAACGCAAAGATGGACGAGTCAATGGCAGCTCGCAACGGTAAGAAGAAGCAAACGCTTAAAGACCGCCGTGATGAGGCTAAAGCCATGAACAAAAAGTCAACAGGTAAGGCATATGCCTCTGTTAAGACAATGGACAAAAAGAAAAAGTAATGAAGCTTACAAGTACTAGCCGTGGCCTTGGTGATACAATCCACAAGGTGACCACTGCAACAGGTATCAAGCGTATTGCTGACACAATTGCTCAGAAGAAGAAGGGTACAGCTGAGTGTACGCCATGTGAGAAGCGCCGTCAAGCACTGAACAAGGCATTTCCCTATCAAAAATAACACGTATATTTGTAAAAAATAAATTATGTCATCAATTCCATCAGGTACTCAATTTATTGGTTTAGCAGCCAACTACCCAACGGTAGAGAGACGCTCTAGTTTAATTAACTCAGAGAGTGAGGCTTATACAATTGAGGATATTCAGACTCAAACGGTAACTAACTCTGCTGAATTTCAAACTCAAGGCACTGACATCAACAGCACTGCTTATTTGCCATATGGCCTTGTTCACATTAGTGCTGTGCCAACTGTCAATGACTATGCTTGTCACTTGCCGAATCCGCCAATTCAAGGACGTCAAGTTACAATTGTAAATACATCAGGTATTGACATCGTAGTATTCCCAAGCTTACCGGGTGGTAGCATTAACGGCATTACCAATGGTTCATTTAGTGTCCCATCAAATGGGCAGGCATATACTTTCTTCTGTTATGAAAACCCTGCGCCGGGTGCTTGGACAATTACTGCTCCTGCAACTGCACAGGTTACATCAGGTGCCATTGATTTTCCAAATGAAGACTTAACTTTTGTTGGAACATTCAGTACATCTTCAATAGCAAGTACATCGGGTCAAGTGAGATTACAGCCAATCCTTGGCGTGAATCCTCCATCAGGAACAGTTAACATTGTATTGAACGCAGTAACTTACCCAATGGTATTTAATACTAACTTCAACACTACTGTTGTAGACTTTGTAAATGCGCATGGAATTGATATCTTTAATGATACAGGTATCGCTGTTTACTCTGATACTACAACTAACCCTTATGTATACTTTACAGCTCCATCAGCAGGACAGGTTACGTTGCTAAACAACATGGCTGTAAACCCTGTAGGTGGCGTTACGTACACTGTTCAGAAAAGGAACGCTGACATATATCAGACAAAAGGATTCTGCCTTGCAAATAACACGCCTGACACAGGTGTAGGTATTTACGGTAAATCAATCACTACAGGTTTAGGTGGCGGTTGGGCGTTAACTCCCGTTAACGTTTTGTCAAGCACTCAAACTACTTATGTATACGGCGGCCTTGCTCAAAATCCTGACTTCATTTCCATATCACCTTCTTTAGGTACAACTTGGAGAAGATTTACGAAGTTTAAGATTTACACTAATATGCAGCAGCAGGTCAATGTAAAAATTGGCGCGAATGCAGGCGTTGCTCTTTACACTCAAGGTGCAAGCCCTGTCTTCCAATCATTTGTAGCTTATAACAATGCTGCTTGGAACACAAGCTCAGGATATAACTTTATTTATCCGGGTACAAATGGGGCTACGTTCCCAATTCCTCAGTCAGGATTCTCTCCTGTGGCTCTTTCAACTCTTACAAATGGCAACATAGTTTCAGGTGTTCTTCCGGGTACATTCACTGAGTCTTTCCCGGGTTCAAACTGTTCTGCAAACGTAGGTGACCCCGGTACGTACTACATTGAGGCAACATTAGCATTAGATGCCTATCCTAACATCACAAATTGGATTGGTATTACTAAGGTAGCCACTCAGATTGCTAATCCTTATGATGCATGGTACACTAAGTTAATATTCCCTGTAGTTGAGCTAATCAATCCTGACTACTTCACTACGACTATTCCGGGAGCTATTGACACTCCGAAATTCCAACTATTCTACGAATACGAGCAATTATAATACTTTAGTAGTTCCAAAACAAAGTAATCGAGCCGCCTTAGGGCGGCTTTTTTGTTTTAAAATATTGCCTATCTTTGTGATATAAAATTAAAAAGCCATGGCATATCAAAAGTTACAGACAAGTGTAGGTCTAAATATTGTATCGACAGATAACGCGAATATACCTTCACCATCTGTTGTTGAAATAGGTACAGCTACATCAGTAGTTTCCAACCAATTAGTGGACTCAGCGGCTACATTTATCACTAATAATGTACAAGTAGGTGACATTGTCTACAATCCTGTTACTTTGCAGGCTGCTACTGTTGTAAGAGTTGTCAATCAGACGACAATTATATTGAATGCAAATATCTTCTTGGTTCTTTTAGAGGCGTATACTATTTATGCTCAGAACAGTCCAAGTAATGCTTGTGTTTTATTTGTTGGCACAGGCGGAAAGCTTCGTGTGATCACAGCAGGAGGCCAAGACATTACATTTGACCAAATCCTAGGTGGTACATTCTTACCTGTTCAGGTCCTTAAGGTCTTCAAGACAGATACAACAGCAACCAACCTAATCGCATTGTGGTAAGATGATTACTAACGGTATACAGATTGTAAACGAGATTGGAATTACAGGTGAGAACCCTATCTCACCTATATACCCATTCGAGCGCGTCACTGACGATGAAATCAACAGATATACTGATGATGGTGATGAACGCATAATTGACTAAAAGAGATGGCGGGAATTAAGATAGTTGACCTACCTGCGGTAGGGAGAGACCTTGCGGCAACCGACTTGTTCGAGATGTCATTAGCAGGTGGCACAGGTAGTCGCAAGATTACGGGCCAAGAGATAATGAACGCATCCAAGCTTTCAGTTAACAACACCCCTGTTATCAACGGCACATCCGGCCGCATATTCTTCCAAGGCTCAACAAATGTATTGCAGCAGTCAGCTAATTTGTTTTTTGACCAAGTAAATGGGAGAGTAGGTATTAACACGAGTTTGCCTGCAAGTCCTTTGGATGTTGTTGGTAATGGAACAATTGGATTTCAATTAATGTCGTTAAGAAACACGAACGCAAGTGGTTGGACTGAATTTAATTTATTAGATAACAATGGTGTTGTTGGTGGAGTATTTGGATGGGGTAATAGCTCAACTGTTGCATTAACTAATTCTTTATATTTTAAGTCCTTTCGAAGTGGTAGTTATGCTCCGATATTATTTACACAAGATAACGGAACTGCTATTAACTACTCAATGTCTATTAGTAGTCAACGTAATGTACTCATCGGTACAACAACCGATGCAGGCTTCCGTTTAGATGTCAATGGTACTGCGAGGGTGCAGGGGAATTTAACTACCTCGGCAGGTATTCAAAATTTCAGCAATTATCAAGGTTATGGACAAATGCAATTATTTAGCGGTAATGCATTTCAAATGTTTAATTCCGCTAATAACTCCAAAGCATCTTTTCAATATACAACTGCAACAGGATTGAGTTTATCAATAAATCCTGAGAATTTAAGTGGCATTTTAAATGGTTTGGCTATTGGACCTTCGTTAGTAGCATCTGCCAATAACAACACACTTGTAGGTTTGGATATTAACCCAACTTTTACTAATGGTGCATTTACGGGGGTAACGAATTGGGGAATTAGGAGTCAAGCAAGGGTTTTAATTAATCCTACTTTATCCGGGGTTAACAGTCTAATTAGGATGACAGACAATTCAAATGGTACTACTACCTTTGGATTTTCAAATGTAACAACGACAGGTTTTTACATCAATTCAAATGCTGCAATAACAATTGGAACATCAAGTGTACTAGGTGACAATCAAGCACCTACAGGTCCATTCATAAATTTAAGAAATGCGACAGGTGGTAAAATAAGCCTAAACACGGCCTCGGTAAATGATGGTATTAGTTTTAGTGATGGAAATAATGGTACAATTAGGATGAATTTTCCTTCTTCAAGTGAAACCGCTATAACTACAGTAAGTTCACACAACTTCAGCATAGGTGTTGCGTCAGGTGTTGGCTCATTGACTTCAACAACAATGAAGTTCTTTCAATCAACAGGAAACGTAGGCATCAACACCACCACAGACGCAGGCTTTAGACTTGACGTTAACGGGACTGCGAGGATTCAAAATGAATTTATAATAAATCGAAGCGATGGAATTGAGATGTTTCGTATGTTCAATTCAGCAGCGGTTTTAGCTTTCAACGCGAATAATAGTTCAACGCCAACGTTTAGGCTTCATTCGCAAGCGGGTGTTTTGTTTTACTTGAAAGCAAGTGAAAATAGAATAGGGATAAACACTATTAGCCCAAATGCTTCGGCAATACTTGACGTTGCATCTACTACCCAAGGCTTCCTTCCCCCACGAATGACACAGACACAGCGTAACGCTATTGCTAGTCCGGCTATCGGTCTTGAAATCTATCAGACTGACGCGACTGAAGGAAAGTATATTTATAAATCGTCCGGATGGACATATATTGGTTAATCATAAAAAATAAAAAATGGAAAACACAACACCACAAGGAGGAGTAGCTATCGAACCGGTAGTATACCCATTAAACGAAGGGACAGCAACACTATTGTCTGTCTTAGTTCTTAACTTCCCAACTGATGCAGTAACATGCACAACTTATTGGCAGTTGCTTACTGAGGATGGCAAGCAATTGGCACAGGGCAACTATACCTTGACTGAGGAGCAGTTTGCAACGTGGGGTACTGACAACAGCGTAGTAGACAACTATGTTGCTGAATACCTTGGAGTAGTAATCATTTAATCTATATAATCATGAATCAAATCGTTTTAAATCAAGAGCAATTAGCAAAATTAGAAGCTTTCATTCAGGAGATGCCTATGAAGTATGCAATGCCACTCGTTCAGTTCTTGAATGAGATTGCAAAAGAACAGCAGCCTGAGGTAACAGAAGAATAACTATGGCCGGAATAAAAATTGTCGACCTACCCGCATTGGGTAGGGATTTAGCGTCAACAGACCTATTTGAGATGTCAATCGGAGGCACTGCTAGTCGTAAGATTACAGGGCAAGAGATAATGAACGCCTCAAAGTTAAATGTTGGCGCAACTCCTATCGTTAGTGGAACGGTAGGTCGCCTTTTATTCCAAGGTACGGGGAATGTGTTGCAGCAGAGTTTGTCTTTATTTTGGGACAACACGAATGAAAGGGCAGGTTTTGGTACAAGCACACCATTAGCTCCTTTACACGTTGTTGGTAATGCTACAAGCGGATTTGATGCTATACGTTTTAAAGGTCAGTATTCAGAGACAGGCTACTTAGCTACAAGCAACGGAGCAATTTATTTGGCATCAGGCGCAGGTGTAACAGGTAGCTTTTTGGAATTATCAAGTTCAACGGCTAATCTAAGAGGGGGAACTACTGCGGTAACTTTTACGGTTGCTTCAGAGAGGATGCGTATTAATAATGCAGGCAACGTCCTAATAAACACAACAACCGATGCAGGCTTCCGTTTAGATGTCAATGGTACTGCGAGGGTGCAGAGTGGATTAGCTAATAATTCATCATCAACGGCATTTCAAGTAACGGGAGCAAGTGGTTCTTTATTAAGAATGCGCGGATTTGGAGATTTATATTTAGAAGGAAGTACGCCTACTTTATTTTTAGGAAGTTCGGGTACGTTTGTTTCTAATGGTAGTGCAAATTTTTATTCAACACAAGGAGCAGGGAATACATTTTTTAGCGTAGTACATAATAATAGCAATGTTGCTATTCGTGCTCTTTCAAATAGTAATGTATTGCTCAATCCAAGCGCAGGCAACGTCCTAATAGGCACCACCACAGACGATGGTTATAGATTAGACGTCAATGGTATTTCGAGGGTGAAGGGTAATTTGCAACTTACTACGGCAAACCCTACAATAAATATGCAAGTAGGCGACAATACACAAGTTGTTTCATTAAATATGAATGCAACTGATGGCGCCGCAAGAGGTGGATTAATAACAAATATAAACACAGGTGAAGTTCGTTTATTAGCAAGTTTTGGTGGTTATTTTTTAACATTCTTTTCAAATAATACTGAACGAATGCGCATACCTGCAACAGGTAACCTCCTCATCAATACCACCACAGACGCAGGTTATAAAGTTGATGTTAATGGAACAATGAGAGTAACAGGAAAAGTTACTTTAAATGGCCAATTAGACACGAATCAAACAGGTGCAGGACACGTATTTTCAAGGATAAATGATAACGGTACATTAATAAGAATATTTAATTGGAATTACGGAAATTCAAGTGGAAATACTTGGGTAGGTGGTTCTGAGGTAGCATCTGCATTATTTGCTTTAAATAGTACAACAACAGGCTTTCTTCCACCAAGAATGACAAACGCGCAACGCACAGCAATTGTAAGCCCGGCTGTGGGGTTGATTGTATACTGTACTGATGCTACAGAAGGTTTATGGGTTTACAAGTCAACAGGATGGACATTTATAGTATAAGACATGGCAGGAATTAAGATAGTTGATTTACCGGCAGTAGGCAGAGATTTAGCAGCCACTGACCTATTTGAAATGTCCCTTGTAGGCGGCACAGGCTCACGCAAGATAACAGGACAGGAGATTATGAACGCCTCAAAACTGAACGTTGGCAGTACACCTGTTATAAATGGCTCAGGAGGAGGTGTATTTTTTCAAGGTACGGGCAATGTCCTACAGCAGTCAAGCAACTTTACATGGGATAACCCTAATCAAACTTTATATATAGGTGGCTTAGCTTCTTTTGGTGGAAATACAGACCAAATTAGGGCGAGCTCAAATAGCGGAAACTTTGACTTTTTATCTAATTTGCCTATTCGTTTTTTACAAAGAACAGGCTCAGTAGAGCGAATGAGAATTGTATCATCAACAGGTAATGTTCTAATCAACACAACAACCGATGCAGGATTTAGGCTTGACGTCAATGGTACTGCGAGGGTAAATGCACAACTTGAAGTAAATTCAGTAAATTCAACACAAGGTATATTGCTAAAACATTTTGCTTTAGCTACCACCGCAACGCAAATCTATTATAATTCACCTGATGCTGTAACTTATTTTGATACACTATATAATTATGCTGCGAGTACAGGTTTAGGCTCGTATAACTTTAGAACTAAAAACTCAGGGAATGTATTAACATCAAGGCTTTTTATACAAGGATGGGACGGCAGCATTGGAATAGGAACAACAACACCTGCTGCGACTCTTGACGTCAATGGTACTGCGAGGGTGCAAGGAACAATAACAGGTTTAGTTCCAAATGGAGTAGCCTCATTAAATTTAACAAATGCGGCAGCTGATTCTACATTTACTAATGTAATTTCTAGTACATGGTCAAGAACATCTTTTTCTTCTCAAGGAGTTACGGGTGTTTTTTGGGCTAACCCACAATCTACACCACAAAGTGGATTTGCTTCCGGTGTTGGATATGGAGCAAATGGGGCCGGAGTTAATGTTAATATTGGAAATTTTAACACTAGTAATGCGGGGGGTGGTATAAATTATTATGCCCAACAAAATGGCATTTCTTTTGGGCATAGATGGTTTCAAGGTGGTACTGAAATAATGCGTATACCTACATCAGGCAACCTACTCATCAACACCACCACTGACTCAGGCTTTAAACTCGATGTGAATGGTACTGCAAGGGTGCAAAGCAGACTCACTGTAGGAACTGCTTCAGTAGCAGCTGAAATCTATGGTAATCCTTCAGTTGCAATGAATTTTGGCGGTGGTCAAACAACTGATGTTTTTACTTTCACTCAAATAAATTCAGGTCGTTTTCAAGCTGCAGGTACAACAGAACAATCTTTTATGAGATTGAGTATAGGTCAAGCAGAAAGCAGTGGACAACAAAATATAGGTAGTGTAATTAGAATGCTTGGAACTTTAACCAATTCAACAGGTACTTCATTTTATAATAATATCCAAAATAATACCGTTGTAAATACATCAGGTGGAACAACAATTTATAGAGGTTTTTATCATAACCCAACATTAACCGCAACGGTGGGTGTAACACACTACGCTTTCCACTCAACAAGTGGGCGAGTGAGACTCGAGGGTCTACCTACATCACCGACAGGGCTTAGTGCGGGTGACTTATATAACGATGGTGGAACGATTAAAATTGTATAATGGCAAAGATTAAAGAAATTAGTAACTTTGTTGAAGCTCCAAAGAAGAGCAGAACAGGAGTGCACGCAAAGAGCAAGACAAGTAAGTTGAAAACAAGCAAGAACTATACAAAAAAGTATAGAGGGCAAGGAAAATGACTGTGACGATGGCTGATATATGGATGTTGATTTTAGGCTCAGTAGTGGCTATAATTGGGTATTTTCTAAAGGTAGTGCACAATGATGTTCGCAGTAACACTGAGTCACTAGGCAAGCTCAAAGGAAAGATTGAGCTAGTAGAGCAAGAATCACGCCTCAAATATCAGGCTATGCAAGAGCAGACACAACTTGAAATCAAAAACTTAGCTAGAAGCGTAGCTGAGCTATCAGACGCAGTCAAGCAATTAATAATTAATAGATAATGGACACAGTATCAACAGCACCTGACTTTGGTGTATTTAGCCAATTGTCTGAGTATGGACCAATTGGATTAGCAGCACTAGCACTTGGCTATGTGGCTTGGGTATTTATCAAACGACACCTAGATAACAATAAGTAATGTCATTCGGTCCATTTGAGGTACTCACACAATACGGCGTCCTCGGCTTTGCAGTCTTAGCCCTAGGATACCTTTGTTGGATGTTCCTAAATCGACTGATGAAGAGTGAGGATGACCTCAAAGAAAAGGTCAATGGGCTTGAGGGTGAGTACAGAGAGAAGCTTGAGCAAAAGCTTACTGAAACCACTGAGAGCTCCAAGAGCTTGAAGGAGATAGTCCTAATGTTCTTGAGCAAGAAATGAAAAAGAAGCTGCTCATTGTTGGCGCACTATTCATCACCCTTGTGGTCATCCAAGTGTTCTCAAGTGGACACGGCCACGTTGTAGTGGTTGAGGACAACATACAGCTCACAGGTGAGAATAAAAAGCTCACTACAGCAAATAAGAAGTTAACAAATAGTGTTAACCAATTAGAGGCGGAGAAAGAGGAGTTAATAGAAGACAAGGAGAACCTTGAGCAGATGGTGTCTGAAGTCATAGGTGATTTGGATAGTACCAAGTCTGTGGTGAAGGACATCAAAAATGAATTGAAAAATGAAAAAGATATTGTTCGTAGGCAGTCTACTGGTAGAGAGTTTGACTTTCAGCCAATCACGCTACCCACTTCAGACGGTAATTGATGGCGACTCTGTTGTCATTCTGACCAAGGCTCAAGCCGATACGATCAATGCAATATTCGAAAGCCAAAAGGCTAAGATTGCCAAATTCAAATCCGATGTAAAGACAAAGGATTCAATCATATCAGTCAGAGATACCGTGTTGATGTTCTACACCTCAAAATACACTGAGTACAGAACCATCCTAGAGACTCAGATTGTGCGTGAGGACAAACTTGACACCATCAGAGGATGGCTGATTGACAGGGCAAAGGAAGGAAGTTGGATATACTACTCCTACTTAAACAATGAAGTAGTGGCTGTAGACCTCTCTGACTACGTTGTAAGGAAGGATGACTATACGGGTGATATAATCTTCTACAAGCGAACAGAAGAGTGCCCTAATGACGATAAACAAAAAGAACCGCCTCTTGGTTGGCACACTGACATAGTAAGACCAAAGAGGCCTAAACTAAATATTTTTAAACTATGAAAAAGTTTTTTAGAGAGTTAATCTCAGACGACAATCAAATTAACGAGCAGGCCTTTGTTGGTGTCATCTCGTTTTTCGCTATGGTATTTGTGTTGCTTACAGATGTAGTAACAGGAATCATTGGTAACGAACTAGTAATCAAAGAATTTATCTTTGATGGATTTATGTTACTAACTTTGGGAGCGTTTGGCATCACAACTGCCGGGCGTATTATGAAACTTAAAAATAAAGATAAAGATGCAACTGAGTAAAAACCTATCACTCGCAGAAGTAACACGTAGTGAAACTGCAAAACGCCGTGGCATTTCAAATATGCCTACACCTGAGCACTTGGAGAACTTCAAGAAATTGGCTGAGAACGTATTTCAACCTATCCGCGATCACTTTGGTAAGCCTATCCATATTTCATCCGGATATCGCTCCGCTGCCCTCAATAAAGCTATTGGTGGAGCAGGTAAAACTGTCAATGGAGTTTATATTCCATCATCACAACATTGCACGGGTGAAGCGATTGATATTGACATGGATGGCACTGATATCACCAATGCTCAAATCTTCCACTTCATCAAAGACAATTTGAACTTTGATCAATTAATCGCAGAGTTCCCTGAGAATAGTAATCCTGCTTGGGTGCACGTTAGCTATGAGTCTACAGGTAAGCAGCGCAAGCAAATCTTAGTTGCCAAAAAAGTTGGCGGAGCTACTAAGTATATCCCTTATAAATCAGATGCTGATTTAAAATGATTGTCGCATATTGGACACCTGACACAAGGTACAGCAGTCTAACAAAGGCTGCTGCCTTGGTCTATAATTTAGTTAGAGATGAGAAATAGTCTAGCCGGAACAAAGCGTGGTGCGTCTAAAAGCGCAAAGTACTATCAGGAGAATCCTGAGGCACGTAAAAAGAAGAAAGAGTATGATAGTGAATACCACTCTACTGACGATAGACGCGAGTATCGCTCGAAGCTAAACAAGGTCAACAGAGAGAAGGGTACCTATGGCAACGGGGATGGCAAGGACGCCGCCCATACCTCAAAGACAAAGACGCGTATGCAGTCTCAGTCAAAGAACCGCGCTGACAAGAAGCGCTCATTTTTCAAGTAATGAAACACTTCGCACTCATCATTTTGTCATTGCACCTACTTTTATCATGTGGTGCTGAGCGCCTGCATCAAAAAGCTGTAAAGAAAGGGTATATGCATACTATCCATGTGGACACCTTTAAGGTATCCACTGTGGACACTATGTGGGTTGAGGGTAAGCCTTATCCCGTTATTACCTACAAAGATTCAATAGTACCTAAGTTAGTGACGCAGTACGTCCCTAAGTGGAAAGTTCGTTTTGATAACAGAAGGTTTAATGACAGCTTAAGGCACATACGAAAAGTGTACGATGACAGCTTGAAGGCTTCAATTAAAATGCACGATGATAGCTTAGATGCTGCTGTAAAGATTAATAAGCAGGACAATAAGGTCAAGATAAAGACTCAGAAAAAGAAGTCGCCAAACCTATTCCTATATGGCCTACTGACAGGGGTGATACTTATGCTATTGGCTAGATTTGCAATTAATGCCGTACTTAAAAAATAGTAATTTAATAAATTGTATCTTTGTAAAAATTAAATCAAATGAAATTAGAAAAATTTTTAACGAAAGAAGAGTTGGAGAAAACGCAGGCAATGCATGGCGACTTCAACAAATTAAAAATGCAGCTCGGCGATGTTGAGCTACAGAAGCAAGGTATTCTAAAGCAAGTTGATATGCTTAAGGCCTTTTTTGCTGAACATGAAAAAGAACTAATGACCAAGTACGGTGAGGATGCTGTGATTAACATGCAAACCGGGGAGGTTACAAAAAAATAAGAGATGGGAAAGATTAGTGGATACGCAAATGATTCAACTCCTAACGTAGGAGATAAGCTTATTGGTACTGATGTAAATGATTTGAACGCAACAAAGAATTTTACTATCGGTCAGATTTTATCTCTTGGTGCATCATCAGGACTTCTTGTTCCTTACACAGGAGCAACAGGACCTGTTAACCTAGGTGTTCATGGCATTACCGCTAATTCTTTTGTCAAAGCGGGTGGTCTCGCATCTCAGTTCTTGAAAGCCGATGGGTCTGTTGACTCAACTACATATGCCACAACTGCATCAGTTGCTGCAATAACACCTTATTGCGGAAGCTTCTATGACATAACTACTCAGAATGCTCTAGCTATAAATACTGCCTACCCTATTAAACTAAGTTCAGTTGACTTAACTGCTACAAATGGATTCTCTGTTATTCTAGATGGATTTGGCAATAAGACTATTCTTAAGGCGGCTAATCAAGGTATATATAACATTTCATTTTCTGCGCAACTAAGACGTGGTAGTGGAGGTTCTGCAGAGCAGGTTAATATTTGGTTGAGAAAAAATGGTGTAAATGTACCTTTTACCAATACAGTTGTTTCTGTTCAGGCTAACGCAGGATTTTTAGTTGCAGCTTGGAACTTCTTAATTCAAATGGATGCAGGAGCTGAAGCGCAATTAATGTGGTCTACTACTACAACTGCTATTGAAATTCTTTACGGACCGGCAGCCGGAATACACCCTGAGACCCCATCAGTGATTTTAACAGTAAACAGAGTTGGTTAATGTATATCAGAAAGATATCTGTTGGACCCGACTATAAGGGCGGTGCAATGCACTACATCGTAGGTCAAAAGGTCTTGAATGATAGCCAAGAGATTCATCTTATTAAGTATGATAATGACAGGCAATCAATTAAGATTTATATTGAAAACGAAAAAAGTGAGGTTGTCCTTTGGAAGGAGTTCAATAACACAGTTCCTGTCGCAATCGAATATAATGTAAATATCTAATGCAATCTCCATTTTACTTTATAGTAAAGCCAAAGGAGGGGAAAAGATACAACAACACAAAAGAAATAGGAGGCATTGATTTTATTGTCAATACCTCTGAAGAAGACTTTAGGTTCTCAAATAGAGAAGCTGATGTTGTTGAGCTACCCATTGGCTACGAAGGACCAATTAAAGTTGGCCACAAACTTCTCGTTCACCATAACGTATTCAAGTTCTATAACGATATGAAGGGTCGCCGTAAGAGCGGCAAGAGCTTCTTCAAAGAAGACCTGTTCTTTATTGACGATGAGCAGTTCTTTATGTTTCATAACGGCACAGATTGGCAGGCTTATGACAGGTATTGCTTTGTCAAGCCTATAAAGCCTGAGGAGTCATTTATCTACAAGCCAATTGAGGAGGAGCCACTAATGGGGATCATGGTATACCCAAATGAGTACCTGCTGTCAAAGGGCGTAAAAGCCGGTGACAAGGTGTGCTTTAAGCCTGACAGCGAGTATGAGTTTATTGTGGATGACGAGAAGCTGTACAGAATGTATGACCATCAAATAACAATTAAGCTATGAACCCAAAAGAACTAAGGCATAAGATTATTGAGGCAGGATACAAAGCCGTTGAGCAGCTCATCAAAGTTGCTAAAGAAGATATCATCAAGATTGACGCTGAGGACGATTTGGCTGCAGATAAGTTAAAGAATGCTGCTGCATCAAAACGATTGGCTATATTTGATGCATTCGACATATTAAATAGAATTGAAGCTGAAAAAGCTAGTTTAGAGGAGGTAACACATGAATCGTCTAAAATCGATACCAAGCAAGGATTCGCAGAGCGGAGAGCTAAATAGGCTTTATAGTCTTGCCAATGATCACATAGGTAAGCAAACTCGTGATCAGAAGAACCGAAACTATAGTTGGCAGTATGGTTACAATGACCAATACAACCTCATTGTAATATCAAAGACAGGTCAAATAGGTGACATATACTTCATCAATGGTCTGCACATTGCGCTTCCGCTTGCGCCCAATAACTGTGAGAAACGCAGTGATAAGTCATCCGAGCAATATTGGTCTAGGGATGAGCTTCCAAAACAACTATCTAGAATTCAGTCAATCTTCCAATGGCATGAGATGCCTAAGGAGTTCAAGGCAAAATATGTAGACTACATTGAGGGGCAGTTTGACCGAAGAGATCATGGGCATTGGTTTATGAACAATGGCAAGCCAACCTACATCACAGGCTCTCATTATATGTACTTGCAGTGGTCTAAGATTGACATCGGATACCCTGACTTCCGTGAGGCTAACCGCATCTTCTTTATATTTTGGGAGGCTTGCAAGGCTGACAGGCGTTCATTTGGAATGGTGTATTTAAAGATACGCCGCTCAGGCTTCTCGTTTATGTCATCATCAGAGTGTGTGAATATTGCAACTCTCGCTAAAGATGCAAGGGTTGGCATCCTATCAAAGACGGGTGCCGATGCCAAGAAGATGTTTACTGACAAGGTCGTGCCAATCAACAGCAACCTTCCCTTCTTCTTCAAGCCTGTAATGGATGGTATGGACAAGCCGAAGACAGAGCTTGCATATCGCGTGCCGGCATCTAAGATTACCAAGAAGAATATGCATGACATTGATGATGATCTCGTAGATGGTCTTGATACAACAATAGATTGGAAGAACACTGACGAGAACTCATACGATGGTGAGAAGCTACTATTCTTAGCTCATGACGAATCAGCAAAATGGGTCAAGCCGAATAACATCCTAAACAATTGGCGAGTAACAAAGACGTGTTTGCGTTTGGGTAGTAAGATTATCGGCAAGTGTATGATGGGGTCAACCTCAAATGCGCTCAGCAAAGGTGGTCAGAACTACAAGAATTTGTATGAGGACTCTGATCCATATACTCGCAATGCCAATGGTCAGACCAAGTCAGGCTTATACAGCCTGTTCATTCCAATGGAGTGGAACATGGAGGGCTTTATTGATAGATATGGTATTCCTGTATTGAGAAAACCACCTGCGCCAATCAGAGGTGTTGATGATGCCATGATTGTTAATGGTGCCATTGACTATTGGGAGGCTGAGGTTGAGTCACTTAAGAATGACCCTGATGCCCTTAATGAGTATTACCGTCAGTTCCCGCGCACTGAGTCACATGCGTTCCGTGATGAGAGTAAAGCTGCGTTGTTTAATCTCACAAAGATTTATCAGCAGATTGACTACAATGATACATTAATCCAAGAGCATCATTTGACTAGAGGTAGCTTTAGTTGGAAGGATGGTATCAGAGACACCAAGGTTATATTTACTCCTGACAAAAGAGGTAGATTTTTAGTTGGATGGACGCCAAATAAAGGTCTTCAGAACAATGTATATGAGAGGAATGGCGTTAAACACCCGGGCAATGAGCACATAGGTGCATTTGGGTGTGACTCCTATGACATCTCAGGTGTTGTTGTGGGACGTGGGTCCAACGGAGCATTGCATGGCCTTACCAAATTCCATATGGATGACGCACCTATTAATCAGTTCTTTTTGGAGTATGTCGCTCGTCCTCAGACTGCTGAGGTATTCTTTGAGGAGGTATTGATGGCGTGTGTGTTCTATGGTATGCCAATCTTAATTGAGAACAACAAACCACGTTTGCTATATCACTTTAAGAATAGAGGGTACCGTGGGTTCTGTATCAACAGGCCCGACAAGACATACAACAAGCTGTCTAAGACAGAGCGTGAGCTAGGTGGTATACCAAACTCATCAGAGGATGTGAAGCAAGCGCACGCAGCAGCTGTTGAGTCATACATCGAGAAGCATATTGGTATGGTAGATGAGGATGAAATGGGCTATATGCCGTTTACTAGAACCCTTGAGGATTGGGCTAAATTTGACATCAGTGATCGTACTATGTACGATGCTACAATTAGCTCGGGATTAGCGATTATGGCTTGTCAGAAGCACTTATATCAACCTGAGAGAAAAGAGTCAAAAATAAGCATTAAATTTGCTACATATAATAATAAAGGGAATATTAGCTCCTTGAATGTAT